GCATTTGGCCAACCAAACCGATATTCTGGGCTTGCTTATCACTGAGACTTACGGAGAAGATGGGTGGAATTTGATAGAGCACGCTCTTGAAGTTGGCGATGACAACACTTTGTTAAACATGCTCGATCATGATGATATGCAAAACAACGCGTTGAGTTTCATCGAAGCATTGAAAGAAGTGGGCATCGATCCATCGTCTTCACAGTTCCACACGTGCTTGACTTGGTACTATGTGAAAGAATCTAAAGACGAAACATGGAGGGACATGATGCTGCGCCGCCTTCACTTCAGTGAAATCAAGGAAACTGTGGGCGAATGGTCATCCAAAGCTGTAAAGTGGATCAAAGAAAACCCCATGTATGCAACAGTGTTGGGCTTCTTGCCACTTATGGGAGTGATGCTCTATTACATGGCAGCAGGCGATTCGACACCGCGAGAAGGATGTGAAGCCGAGTTGACAAACTCCGGAGACTTGAAAACAAAGAAAAAGATAAAAACAGTTGAGCTTGGAAATTCTGGTGACCGAAACACAAAAGTAAAGACGAAACACGTGGAACTCGGCAATTCAGGAGACGCCAAGACGAAAGCCAAGATAAAACATGTGGAGAACACTGTGGACGCACGAGATGTGGTGACTGAAGGTAAAACTCTAGAAGCTCATGCTCAGACTGATGCGAACAGTTTTGAATTGTCGAAGAAGATCTTGAGTAACGCGTACGGTGTTAAGCGCGATGGCGGGGAGATTCTGTTTCGCGTGACGTTTTTGAGAGGAAGAACAGCTTTGACGATGTCCCATTGTCAATCCGTACTCCATGGAGAACTCATGCTGGTGAACGCGATGAACCCCAAAGGATTGAGATTCAACGCTGAAGACTTGGTAGTTGTCAGTCACAAAGAGCATGATCTAGCTCTGCTACAGTTTCCTCGGCATTTTCGCGATCACGCTGATCTTGTACCTCACGTGTGCGACTCTTCTGAACTCTCAAAATTTCCAGATATGGGAGTATTGGGTGCGATGATCATTCCCGGTGAGAAGGCTCAGATGGTGAAGTACGCGAACGTTGTGTTGGACACCTCCCTAAATTACGTGGATAGAATGACTGACACACACTATCACTTGGCTCAGAGTTTGCGATACAGGATGGAAATGAAGAAAGGAGATTGTGGATCGTTGTTGGTTGCGGTGAATCCAAATTTCAAGAAAAAGATCTTGGGTCTACATGTGGCTGGAGCGACTGGACATCCCTATGGACATTCGGCAATTGTGTGTGGCAGGGTTGTGAAGGAGATGATGGAACAGGACAGTCTGGATAAGGACGCACAAGTGAGTGTAAATCCAAGGGTGTTCGAAACACAAGTGGGCTCGATGATTAAAGGCTCAAATTTTTCCAAGATTGGAACAACCTATGAGGACAAATCATCTGTGAACACTACCATCAAACCAAGTGTTTTGCAAGAATTCCTGCCGCCACCAACTACCAAACCATGTCATTTGAGAACAATGAAGGATGACACGGGTGTGGAAGTTGATCCATTGATGAAAGGGCTCGAAAAGGCGGGATCAGATACTCCTCTTATTGACAACGACATGTTGCAGGCTGCTGTTTCGGATGTGGCACGGATCTACGGGAAAATGGATGGCACTAGAAAACCAGTGTCGTTGGAAGAAGCCGTGCAAGGAGTGGAACTTGATCCATACGCTCCACCAATTAAAAGATCAACAAGCAGTGGTCACCCCTACAAATACCATCGTAAGGACATGAGCAAAAGAGCTCTCATTCACGATGACTACTCATTGGATGAGGAATTCAAGAAAGAGGTGAAGGAACAACGAAAGATGCTGGAACGTGGAGAAAGAATTCCATGTGTCTTTATTGACACGCTCAAAGACGAACGGAGGCCCATACCAAAAGTCAACAAAGTGAAGACGAGAGTTTTCGCTGCAGGCCCCGCGAACTTTACGGTGTTGTTCCGGCAATTCTTTCTAACATTCCTGGCTGCTTGCGCGCATTTTCGGATTGAGAATGAGAGTGCTGTTGGAACGAATGTTTACTCACCGGATTGGGACTTGATTGCTCGAAAAGTTCAACGGAAAGGAAAGGTCGTGGTTGCGGGTGATTTCTCGAATTTTGATGGAAGCCTGAATCCGCAGATTCTCTGGGGAGTTTTTGACGTGATTGACAACTGGTATGGAAAAGACAACACCATAGAAAGGAGGACATTATGGCGGGAAATCGTTTATTCAATTCACTCCTGCAGGGGCACACTATATCACTGGACACACTCTCAACCTTCTGGATGCCCAGCTACGGCTATGGTGAATACAATCTACAATTCTATAGCTGTGCGACTGGTGTGGCTGCTGGTGGTACCGAAGAAGTGGCGAAACATGAAATCTTTCAATGAGCATGTGAGCATGGTGGCTTACGGAGATGACAATCTTATTAACATCAGTGAGGCTGCCCTTGAATTTTTCAACCAACTGACTATCACTGAAGGGTTTGCGCGAATTGGAATGACCTACACGGACGAAGCAAAGACAGGCAACATTGCGATGCGACGTACACTTGACGACGTTACTTTCTTGAAGCGTAGCTTTGTGAAAGATGGATTCAGGTGGAAAGCTCCGTTGGACTTGGACACCATCGATGAAATCCCCAAATGGATTCGAAAATCGCCTTCTGATGAACAAGCCACGACTGACAACATCGAGAGCGCGCAAATGGAGTGGGCCCTACATGGGAAGACAGTGTACGAGCAGCGCAAACAGATGGTGGACGAAGCTTGCCGGAAAGCTGAAATGGCCAATCCGATGATGACTTTTTGGGAAGTGAACGAAAGTCTTCTGCATCAAGCGGGTTTGGTAACAGCAAAAACTGAAATGCTGGAAGAACCTGAGATGCTGGAAGCACAGATTGGAATCGACACAGTTCTCATTGGATCTCACTTCCTGGAAACCGGAGCCACCGGAATGATGGGTGATTATGTGAGAATGTCCTTGTGGCAGAACTGCAAAATTTGGAAGTACGTGTTCTTCTGGACTCAGCTTTGGATCACACTACTTACCTTCGGGCAATATTGGCAATCACCAGTCACGCCTCTGTCCCCGTGGATGATACACGAAGCCCGAAATTTTGGACAGCACGACAGAGCAGGGGTCTTGAGCGAATGGAGGAAGGCACAAGACAGCAAAGCCCGATCTCAGTCGGAAGAGTGGAGGAGAAATCCTATTGCGGGATGTGTGCCACTTAAAATCCAGGCTATTCCGCCCTCCGTTTTTGAGGCTCAGTATAACTCGACTGACCAGGTTTACATAAACCCACGAGTTGCTATGCAAAAAGATATGATTGAACAACAACAGATTACGACTTTCCGTGAAGAATTGCCTGACTCGACGGCAAGGATTATGGCCAAAGACCCTTCAAGTTTGGTGGGACTGCCCTCTGAATCCCTGGCTCACTCTTTGACATCTATTCTTGGGAGACCAGTGCAGGTTCACGAGGGGGTTTTTCGAGACACAAGCGTTGCTCCCACCGAGCTCGAGTTTCCAGAAGCCATGTACGCCACGGCCCCCAACCTTGTGGACAAACTCAACTACTTCACGTTTTTGAGAGCCAAACTCAATGTCAGGCTAGTGTACAACGCCACACCCTTCCAACAGGGTAGGTATTGGATGTGCTACAGCCCTTACGACACGCAGAGTAATCGAGGACATACGGGCTACGCCCAGAACTTGACAGGATATCCAGGCGTTGAGATTGACCTTGCGACTGGGCAACCTGCGGAAATGACAGTGCCGTTCATGTGCCCAATGTCTCACTTTCGGTTGACGGATGGGGAAGGGCGCTTTGGGAAAGTGATCATTGCCCCTATTGTGGAACTGCACTCCGGTGTGACCCCAGACACCGTTCCTTTTACCGTGTTTGCGTGGTTTTCCGATGTTGATTTGGTGTTCCCCACCAAGGATGTCGTTGACACCCTCGAGGCGCAGATGGGAGATGAGGAGGCAAAACACTCTGGACCTTTGGAGGTCATTTCAGGTGGTGTTGCAGCCATTGCTGAAGCAGCATCTTCGGTGCCTATGCTTTCAGCGGTTGCCACTCCAGTTGGATGGATTGCTCGAGCAGTACAAGGCGCTTCTGCAATGTTGGGTCTTAATAAGGAAACCAGCAAGGCCGCAAGAACACACATGGTCAATGAACCTGGGCAGGGCTACACGCACGCCGATGGATTGGATGACTCAACCGTGATTGGATTGCAACAGGACACGGGGTTGATTACCAACTTTGACATTTTTGGACTTGAGAAGGACGAGATGGCTCTCGAGACTATCAAGGCGAAGATGTGTGCTGTGAGAGGTGTCTCGCAAGTCCAACTGATACCATGGACCACAGCTGACTTGCCACACGCTCAGATTTTCTCCTGGCAGAACTCTCCATCTTGCTGTCAAGAGATTGACACTGGCATCATTGCTGCCACCACGCTGAATTATCTGGCTTCAATGTTCCAGTTTTGGCGAGGAAGTATCAAGTATCGAATTACTGTGGCCAAGACCGCATTTCATACAGGTAGACTGAGAGTATCTTATGTGCCTGCCAAGCGAGGCGTGGTCTCACCCAACACAGATGAGCTTGAATCCTGCTACAACTGGGTGCTAGATTTGTCTAAGACGAGCGAGTTGTCCTTTGAAGTGCCTTACGCCAACAATGTACCGTGGTGCAAGATGCTCTTCAAGGGCGAAGGAAGTTCCCAGTGGAACAACGAGAACCGAACAGGAACACTGATTTTTGAGGTTTTGACTCCTCTCAAAGCAGCTAGTACTGCAGTGAGTGACCAAGTGCAAATGACTCTTTGGCACGCTGGAGGTGATGACATGTCGTTTGCGATTCCCCAGTTTGGCCAGTTGTACCCCGTCCCGAATCCGCCTCTGGTGGCCCAGATATTTAACGAGAGTGAAACGACAGGAAACGAGGGAGAGACATCATCTCAGAAAATGTGGTCCTCTCCGCCTATGGACAAGATGTCGCCAGAGGAGAATTGTATCGGAGACAAAGTCGTCAACTTGAGAGCAATCATCAAGCGTTTTGGGGAGGTTTTCCAGGGAAAGCAGTTTCCGTACACCAATTTCTCCGGAAATCTGACGGCCACCTCGGGGCCCTTCAACCTGTCTGACACGCAGTACCATTGGACGGGCTTCGAGGTCGACCCAGCATACTTTGGATCAAAAGACATACAGCTGGTGACACCAGTAACAAAAACTTGCTGGACCGAGAGCCATGTCACACTGCCTACAGGCAGCCCCTACACCGGGGTTATTGCTCCATCTGCTGCTAACCTAAGAATCGCAGATGCTCTCCCGAACAACAACCCTCTGCATTATATCAGCTACCTCTATCGATTTTATAGAGGAGGGAAAAGATACAAAATGCAAACTGGCCTGTGGTCTCAACCAGAACAATCTGGCCCCAACGACTACACGAGCCTGTCTCAAGGCAGCAATTGGACCCAAACGACAAGGATCCCAATTGTTGTGTCCCGTGACCTTCTACCCACGAGCAACGGATCAGTGACAATTTACAACCCGACAACCCGAATGCCAAATGGCGAGAGCGGAGGCTTTCAACACCAGGTGTATTCTGACTTGCGAGGTGTGGTGGAATGGGAGATGCCGTACTACAGTAGGATCCCTCTCTCTTTGGTGTCTGAAGGCTCGGTACCCTCCGATGAAGGTCCTTTGGTGGAACGCAACAAGTTTCTTGTTCGCCGAGGACTGACCGAAGAAGACAACAGAACTCCCAATTGGATGTCCTTCCAAGGCACAGCGCCGTACGACAATCTGGCTAGCCCGATTGCCTTTGGATGGTACAAACATTTCATTGGCAGCTATAAACTGTTTGAAGCTGCCGCGGACGATTTTTCGTTCGCCTTTTTAACAGGTGCACCAACGTGCAGAGTGATCTAAGAAAGGACTAAATCTACACGTTGTTGTTAACAAACCGCATGGGTGGTCCCTATAGAAGACAACTATAGGCCCCACACTTGAATTCAGATTCTGAACCACCCATGGGGTGGATGTAAGCATTCGAATTATGATTGTGTGAGGTTCAGCCCTTGCGAAGTTTGATTTGTGAATTAAAATGTCGACCAAGTATAAATTCTCTTGGCACATCGTGGGATAGTTTTCAAG